CAGTCTCCAGCAAGATCTAAAAAAATCAGTAGCACCAGACATCCGCTTCACGCTGGCCGAAGGCCAAAGCTATGAGCTAGCTAGAAACCAGACCGTGTTTGGACTGTCGAGCATTTTTTCGAGCAGTGTGAGAGGGTCAATCAACGATAAGGATGTCAGTATCTCATTGGCGGGTACTACGCCCATCTCAATTAACGATCAAACATGCACGTTGAGACTGATTCAAAGCACACTTTCCCAGGCAGTTTTTTCATTCGTTTGCCCAGAGAGATAGGCCTACGAGGATAGGTGTTCTCAAACCCCGAGCTTCTTGGCAGCCCAGCGCTCGTATAAGCCGATGGCAACATCGGCACCGGCCATCGCGGTGAGACAACCGACCGCGCTTGCCGCCATCATTGACACCCCGGCGGCGTACAGCAGCATCATGCTGGACACCCCGCACACCACGCATGCGCCGGACCGCAGAGCCAATCGCCGCATCAGCGACCAGCCCCGCATTCCGGCTTTGTCCGCTCGCCACATCTCGCCGGAAATGCCGCCGACCAGGGACAGGACAATCACCATCCAAAGAGGCATGTCTGCCAGGGTTTGTTGCTCGTTAGTCATGGAAGCTCCTAAATGTCCTCGACATGTGTTCCCGCAACCAGTGGTGCAGGCATATCATCAGCCCCTTTGCATAAGGGACTGCAGATGGTGACTTGGGTAGAGGTTTTACAAGGTGGTGCGGCGATAGCGACGGCGATATACGGTTACGTGCGCCTGTCTCATAAACGGCGAGCAGAGGTTAGAACCATTGCCTATCGTTGGGGCTCATACATCGGGTGTGCTGCCGTCGGCGCAGCGTCCGCCATCGAGATCTACAAATTCGGAATCAGCTCAGACCCATTAACCAGAAGGGACGTTCTCTGGCTTCTGCTGAACATCTGGAATGGCGTCGCCTATTTTGGCTGTGGCATCGCTCTGGCGGCGGTTTGGTCCAGGCAGGATAAAAAAAGCGAAGAACCGAAACCCGCTGATGAATGACACGTATAAAAAAACCGGCCCATTGGGCCGGTTCTCTCAAGCGCCTTCTGCGCTCGCACCTATCGAAGATGACTACTTTTTACAGGTGGATTTTCCTGGCAGCAAGCCTGTTTTAATGCCACCGACGAATATGTACCCAACACTGCGCCAATGCCCCGGCAACATCGACGAATACAACCCCTCGGCAATTCGCTTCTGGTGCACGGGGGTGCTGTCCCGACCCCCTAAAGCGTAGTGGGTCAGCTGAGAGCAGCGCAAATCAAGGCATAGCCTCACTGTCCTACTTCTATCTCTACTTTCTCGTATAAAGAGAGTAAGTAAAAAGCACGCATGCGCGTGAAACGCGCGTACACACTCGCCCGCTACGCTCACATACGTGAGGGCATTATCACGCGGGACAGTGGGACAGCCCAGCAACGACAAGGCCCGCACCTGTCCCACGGGGTTCAATCGCCTTGGGACAACGCGGGCCAGAAAAGCGACTGCCGAGGATAGGCGAAGACTCAAGCGGCCTTCCCCATCAGCATGCAACCAATGAGCTCATGCGCCCGATGCAGGCGCTGGTAGTACGTCTTCGAACTGCATCCGCAGAACAGCATCTTCTGCGACAACAAACTCTCTCGGTTGCAGTAATGCTCCCGGACCACCAAGGCCAATTCTGGGGCCAGGTGTTTATTCACGATCAACTCGATGTCGGCAGACGCATCCAGCAGCACCCGACTCCCACGAGTCCCCCGGATCAGCTCACCCTTGAACTCCATCAGCATCGCGATCATGTTGCCCCCGCTACCGACACCGACAGGCTGGTGCGGCGAATGCAGATCCTCAGCCCAGAGCTTCAATACCTCATCAACGTGCTTGATCAAAAGCAGGCCTCCGGGTTTGGTTCAACAGCCAATGCGCAAGCGCCACCCCAGCCATCAGGCTTCTTGTAAGCCCATGGCCGGACCTTACTTTTTGCCAGTGCCGGAAGACGCACGCGCCGCCATCCAAGCCGGTGCATGATTGCCCCTACGCGCATCTGCTCAGGTTTGCCCCAGTGGCCGAAGTCCAGCTTCAAGGCCTGTGCGAGTACCTCGCTGCCAGTGGTCGTTGCCCCAATCTGGGACTCCTCAAGCCAGTTCAAAATCGGCCCCTCCCACTCATCCACTACGAAGCGCTCGTCCTGTTCCTCAGTAAACATCGCCGCCTCGTCCTTGTTCACCCACCAGCGCTCGCCAGAGAGGTAGCAGAACATCGCCTCAGCCCACAGTTGATCTCGTATGTCAGTCAACAACTCTATGTCGGCCTTGGTGCACAACACCGGCCAATACCTACGGTTTCCGGTAGGGTCCTTTAAATACTCGCCTTGGTTAGTCGTACCCACGAAAACACACTGACGTGGTACATCGTTCGTTCTTCTGCCGTAGCTCTCGCGGTAGGTATCAGTGGACGCGGAGAAAAATTGCTTCGCCTTCGTACTTTCAGCCTTGTTGAAGCTGTCCAGCTCACCCAGTTCGATAAGCCATTTGCCGCGCAGCGCCATGAAAGCTTCCTTGTCACCCAGGACAAAAGGGGTATCCATAAACCAGTCGCCGCCGAGGGCCGATACCGCCGAAGATTTACCCTCCCCCTGCAGGCCTTCAAGAATCAGCACGCAGTCCGCTTTGCACCCCGGCTTCATAACCCGAGCAACGGCTGCGATCAACCAGCGCTTCCCGACCCTGGTCACATACTCGCTGGACGCTACCCCCATGACATCGGTCAACCACTGCTCAAGCCTCGGAACACGGTCCCATTCCAGCCGATGCAAATAGTCGCGCACTGGATGGAAGGCGTGATCATGCGCAACAACGCTCACAGCCTCGATCACGCTTGAAGGCTTCACCCGAAGGTTGTACTGCTGAGCCAGCCACTTCATCACGCGCGTGTCGTCGATGTCTGCCCAAGCCCCGGTTTCACCGCCGTACGGAGCGGTACGCACCTTGACGATCTTGGAGCTGAACGCGCAGTAGCCGATGACCCCCTTCCACCGCTCATCATTCGCCAGAATCATCTCAACGTTGGACATGTGGGCGATCAGAGCACCATTCTCGGTGCGGGCCAGACCATCCTTCCACCCACCGACAGCGGGTGGCTTGATGACTGCCGCCACTTGCCGACGCACGGCCTCCAGTCCCTCCGCACAATGCAGGTCGTTGAAGTCAGTCCACTTGTCTTTACGCTCACCTGAAAAGATCGGACCGACCACCTGGCCCCCGACGATAAGAGCAGCGTTGCTGCCTTTTTCCTCACCCGGATTCCATGGCTCGCCGTTCGGACGTTTCGTCTTCCAGTCATCATCGCGGCAGACAACCAACGGTCGCCCAGGGAACCGGTCACGCATCGTCTTGGCAACCTCCCTGAGGTTGCCTGCATCAAACGCCACGGCAACGGCGGCTGACGTCGCCATGTGCAGGCTGGCGCCAGTGGCGTATCCCTCACAGACCAGCACCGGATCGCCTGGCTCTGGGTACGGGCCAATGAGATGGAACGCACCCTCTTTGGACATCCCGTAAGGCCAATAAGACTTATCGCGCCCCGTGCTCTCCTGAGCCTCAGGAAAAATCACCTGCAGGCCGACGATCTGATCGTGCGCATTGCACATCGGCACAAGGATCGCCCCGGTCCGAGGAGCGTAACGCACCCCAAAACCCACAATCTGCTTACGATCCAGGTACGCGCTTTTACCCCTCTCCGGCATCCGCTCAAACAAGCTTCGGGCTCGATTCGCCGCACGCCGCGCCGCATTCGCAGCCGTCTCAGCAGCACGCCGCTTCGCATCCTCCTGCCGAGCACGCATCACCTCGCGCTCTTCGGCACTCATACGCCCGGCCTTAACCTTGACCTTGTGCGTATCTCCCGTGCGCCAATCGCCGAAGCTGCCGAAAATCAGCGTTTCGTTCTTTTCCGTGTGATGCTCATGCACCACATACCACCCGTTCTTTTCCTTGCCCTTGTCCTGCGTCGTCTTGCAACGAGTCAGCTTGCCAAACGTCAATGGCTGCACGGGCTCAAGGCCATACTCGGCGAACTGGGCCAGCACTTCATTCAACATCCCCAACTCCTTGTACTTCCAGGCGTGTCTGACACGACGTGCAACGCACGCAATTGACAACCACAAAGCGCCGTTGCCAAGGAATCAAATTTCCGCACCCCACACAAAACATAGAGGCGGCCTGAGCCTCGACAGGCTTGCGCGCTGCCAAGGCCAGATCCATGGATTTCAATAACAGATCATTCGCAAAATCGGCGGCGTCAGACATCGCTCACCTCCGATTTCCTTAGATCAACCGACGGCATTGTCTGTAAGCAAATTCGACGGTTTATTTCGGACCGATCCCTCAGCCTGCGGCGGCCATGCCCATGAGCCGTTTGGCTTCGCCGAACGATAGAATTCGCGCATCCTCGGGCGGGTTCGAGATTGAGCTTGTGAGGTACAGAACACCGTCCGGGATGACCTCCGTTTCGTGCGGAGAATCGAGCACCTGAGTGAAGCCGAAGAAATCCCGCATCTCTTCGGCCAACTGAGTTTTGCCGCAGCCTTGGGAGCCCACAATGATTAGGGTTTGCATGCTGTAGTTCCTTTTTTGATGGATTGAAGTTGATATGTTGTTTCAAGGAGATCTGCGTTACACACACCTCCCCTATTGCTTGCGCAAACTGGATGACGGCCGCTACATCACGGTCAACCGCCGTTACAAGCCGTTGGGAATATGCAGTCGCGAGCGGGTGGTCTACGAGGACCACCCAACTGCGATGTACATCGAGGGACTCACTGACGAGCTGGCGATTGAAATCGATGTTCAGAAAGGAGCCAAACCGGGCCATGTCTTCTTGTATGACGGAACAAGCACTGCGCCCAAAACCCAACAGGCTGTCGACGAGTACATGCAGCGCCTGAGCAGGATCATGACGCTCAAGATGTACACGTCTGCCTAGCGAAGCGGGTGCTGGCCTATCCACGGTCAGCACCCCGCGTGGTCTGATTCACGTAAGACGCGCGGTTCAGCATCCCCAGCAAACCCTGAATGCCGCGAAAAACCTGCAGGCGAATTTCCGCCAGTTCAGAGTCGTGCACCTGGCCGTCGCCGATACTTTTGGCCCAGGTATCGGCCAGACCTGCGACTTGCCGGAAATACGCGGCAATCCCGACCGTCAGCGTCTCTGGCATGTCACGGGTGTACGCCTCCGCCAGCTCTTGCCAGATCGTGTCGCCGACCAAGGCATGCACCGCATCAAGAATGCGGCGGTCCTTGGTCAGCTCAAGAATCTCGCCGAACTCCTGGATGTTCAGCGTGTGGCTCGGGTGCGTCGGAGAAAGCTTGTGCTGCAGCGTCGATGCATTCCTGCCGGTGGTGGCGGCGATGGCTGCTGCGCCACCGGGATAGTCCCGCGCGGCATGGTAAAGCGCGAGCTCGAGCGTCAGGACTTCCCTTTGTGCCCGATCAACGCAATTCAGAGCGATACGGCTCATGGCATTAATCCCTACAAGTTGCCAGTGCCGCGCGGGACGCAATGGTGGTAAATTGCCCGCGTGGCTGTGAGGCCCAAACGCCGGATAGACCCGTAAAGTCGAAACCGGCACCGTGCCGAGGCGAACAATCCGTTGTTCACCTCTGGCGCAACAGCTGCCTTATCTGTGGTGGAGACGGCAGCAACACCAAGGCATCCGTGCCTTGGAAAACTCGGTACTGACTGACGGCTAGCATGTGGTGTGCCCGTCAGCTGGTACCGAGACCTGACAGCGTTGTGGTGACGCTGTCAGGGGGAACTGGGCGACCCTAGGGTCGCCTTTTTTCCTTATGCGGCGTGCTCTCTAGGTTCCTTGGTCTGGCGGATCTTGAGCGATCCCCCAGAGAGAATGTTGAGCTGAAATTGCCTAAGCAGCGGGACAAAGTCGCCCCATTGAGATACCGCCGCTGGCGATATCTGCAGCGCGTTCGCAAGCTTGGCTTTCCCTTTGAAATGTTTCACTGCATCCGAGGTGAGCATGGTGTTCCGTCCTGTCCAAACATAAGCAAATTTAAGATCATTTAATTTTTTTTTGCAAGCTTTAAACACACTTAAATTCGGTTGATTTAAGCTGCCTTAATGAATATGTCAGAACGTGTTGCCATCGCCCTAGCACAATGCCCTCGCACACCTAGGGATCTCGCAAAAGAGATCGGGGTGAGCGTGGCTCGGATAAGCCAGCTGAAATCTGGGATGGGAGGGATTAAAGCAGAAAACCTATTCGCCTTGGCCCGCGCTACGGGATTTTCGCCACAATGGCTGGCAGAGGGGATCGGCAAGCCTCAGAGCTCCAGCAAAGGGGTAGATGAGTTCTCAACCATACCGCCATTTGACGCTCAATCAGGGGGGGATTACCTAGTTTTTGACCGTTCTTGGGTTAAAAGGCTTTGCGCAGATGAGATATCCGTCAAATATTACCTCGTCAAAAGCGGCAATATGGCGCCCACTATCGCTGCGCACGATTTGGTACTTATCGACGAATCAGAGAAAACACCAGTTGATCAGCAGGTGTACCTAATTATTAAGCCCGACGGCACGTCTGTAATTAAACGACTAACTCAGACAGTGACTAATGGCTGGCTCGTTACCAACGGCGATGACAATGGACGCTACTTACCGAAAGAGCAACTGGACGATCAGCAGATTAAAGCGCTTGATATCGCGGGAAAGGTTATTTGGCGAGGGGGAAAAATCTAATCCCCCTCTAAGACCAATAAAAACGCTCGGGCAGCAGACACTTCGTTACTGCGAAGCTCACGCGCCGAGATCAAAATCTGCCTGTATTGTAAACGTTAAAACGCCCATAAACTTGGCGATATCATCCTTCGAGGCGTTTGGGGGACACTTTTCAACAAACTCCGCAAAACTAGAAACAATTGCGTAGTTAAAATCATCCCATTCTCCGAAAGCATATGAAAATCTGACTAAATCACACATCAGGAATGTTTCTTTAGCTTTATGGCCGTTTTTTGGTCGATGAGTGATTCGGCCACGAATCACAATCAGCTCGAAATGGTGTGAATACACATCGAAATACGGATGCACTATCTTATAGCTCCCCGAATCCACCGGTATCTTTTCCGCCCTCCGCAGCTTCCTAGTCAAAACATCACAATCTGACTTCGCAATATTGCATGCCTTACAAGACACAACTAAATTGTACGGCTCATACAGATATTGCGGATGTAGTGCTTTAGGGATGACATGGTCAACATCCCATGTCATCCCATGAAGCTCCTTTTTTTCCATCCGACAGTAAGCGCACCTATATTTTTGTTGAGCAAGACAATGATCTCGAACGCCCTTACGAATCGCCGCAACAGGACCACCTAGGCTATTCCATTGATGATGATTTTGGCCATCATAAGACGATACAAATTTCGAGTCTGGTTCTGAAAATTCAAATATTTTCATTTCAGGCCCCTAAAATCCTTACTTGTTCAATTAAATGCCAAACTGGATCCGTGTCTGAAATTTCGCTTTGGATTTCCATCAGCCACTGACTCCTAAGCAGATCATCATCACCCAATCTCTCTCGCTTTGCCAACTTGGAGAGAAGAGTAAGCGCCAAACGAATTAAATATTCATTCCCTTGCCCAGGCGCCCGGAATATCTGAGCTAACTGATAGTCGGCAGACTTCTTAGCATACTCACCCGAATGATATAGCTTGTTGTCTTCGAGGCTTAAGACAAACCCATTGGACGTCGTTAATCCGGAAACTATTTGAGGTGAGTGCGTAGCTATTATGAAATGACAGCCTTTATAATCGGAAAACGCAGCTTGTAGCTGAGCAATGATATCTTCCTGCCATTTTGGATGGAGGCTAATTTCAGGTTCATCTATGCAGATAAGCGATCCGTGTTGGATCGCGCCTGCGATCCCTAGAATCATCGTTAACATGCACTGCTGACCGGAACTTGCTTGAGACAGCCTCAGCCGATTTCCCGTCGTCAGTTGACTTAGGGTCAGATCAGAAATCCTAACCAGTCCAGCTTTTAGGAGCTCTACAAGATCGCTCAGCACCTCGAATTGCTCCCCAATATGTCGCCGGGATAAGTTTATCTCTAAATTGAACTTATTCTTGCTGCTCGCGTAGTCATGAAAACGGCTGTACTTCTCCATAATATCAATCTTAACAGGATCGAGAGAGTGCAAAAACAGGTCATCTTTCAATAAGTCAACATTTCGCGATGGGGTCTTCTTCCAGTAGGGATCAACGCCGGAAGTATCGAATGCAAACTTAATGTCCATAATCGGCGCGAAATCTAG